TTAGGTTCTAGGTTTTGTCCCTTTACAGAACGAAAGGATGAATCCTTATTTGTTGGAACATAGAAAGTAGGTTTGTACTGTACTTGTTTTTGAATGTACTCTCCATCCTTGAACTCACGAACAAGGATTAGATTTCTATGCTGATAGACATTTGTATAAAAGTGCATATAGTTATTATACTACTATATTACTTTTTGGTCAACGAAATGTTTTTGTAATACCTCTATATGGTGTTCTGCTTCTGCAATCTTTCTTAATTGTGAATGGATTGCTTCTAGAACTTCTGGATGTTCTCCTATCCCAGCTGGGTTAGTGAGATAGATATCAATGTTTGCTTTTGCTTCTGCAATTTGACCTTCATACTTTAGTATTAATGCGTGAACTATTTGTTTCTTCATGCTAATTCAATTTTAGGTTCTGGTGGAGTAATTACCTGTCCAGTAATTGATTCGTATTGATTACGAAGTTTTGTTTCTGGTTCTGCTGTAAATACTATATTCTTGTGGTTGACTAAGATAGTTTCATCTTTTGCCATTGACCCATAAGGTACTAACTGAATGTTAAATCCTTTTTCAGTTTGACTCATTAGAATACCAAGAGGGTTTTTTAAAGTCACTGTTGACTCACCTTCATCTTTGTACTCTGTCACAAGTTCTTCACCTGTGACTAATTTTAAATATCTTATATTCATACTTCCTCTAACATTGTCATCAATCGTTCTGCACGATTAGTGACTTGGTTGTACCATCTAGAATCTCTTCCTTCAACTGCAGCTTGTTTCCAATCATTGGATTCAATTGCTTTCTTGAAGTTCTGAAATTTAGATAGTCTTGTCATACCCATGTTAAAGGTCATGTTAACTAAAACTCTTTGAACCTCATCTGGATAACTTTCTAAATCTGGATAAAGTTTTCCACATTCCTCTACATGTTCTGCAAAGTCATGATTCCATACTTCATCCACCCTTTCTTCTGATACTGGTGTATCAACTTCTTGACCAAACTCTGGGTCTGATTCTTTTACTAAATGTCCAATACCAAAGGTTGGGTAACCTAAGTGGTCTTTGTAGATTGCATAAACGACACCTTCGTCCCTTATGATTTCTTCTTTTAATTTACTTGGATTCTTTATGTTCATCTTTGAGTAACTCCACGGCCTTTTCACCTTGTTGTTCGAGCATTTCAATAAGTATATCACCCATAATTTGATTGAATTCAACATCTTCTGATATTGTTTCTTTCATAGAATCTGGACATTTACGAACTGCTCTAGTAAAATTTATTGTTGGTGGTTCATCTTCATTCTCTACTGGTAGAAACTGAACTTCACCATAGGTATATATGACTCCTTCATATTTACCCTCAGTTATTTCTACACCATTCTCACCATCGTTTGCATTGATGACGATTTTATATTTTGGTGTAGACATTACTGTGCCTTGTGGACTTGGTTTACAATTTTAGATTTAACTTCTCTAGTATTAACTTTAACACCAAGTTCCTTACCTTTCTCAACTAACTGTGCTTTAGTAAGTGCAGTCAATCTTGCTTTTGAAAGTTTAGGAGTAGAAGGAGTTTCAACTACTGGTTCTACATTTGTAGTACTTCTATATGAATATATACCTAGTCCTACAATACCAGCTATTAGTAATATTGCAATAATTTCCATTATTCTTCCTCTGTTTGTGATTCTGAGGAAGTTTCATCTTCTACATCATCATTATTATTAATTATATTTAAACCAAAATGATTTCTTATTTCTTCTAAGAACAAATCTGGTTTAGATACTTCATATGGGTCTGACAGACAGTTGTCTTCTAGGTTTGGTTCTATCTTTAGTAATTCGACAGTTCCATCGACTACTAACATTGCATATCTCCAAGACCTTAACCCAAATCCTAGATTTTCTTTTTTAACAAGAAGACCTAGTTGTCTTGCAAGGTCACCATTACCATCTGGTAAAGGTTTCACATTTTTAATACCTAGACTTTCAAACCATGCATTCATGACGAATGTATCGTTTACAGATGTACAGTAAACTTCGTCTACACCAGATTCTAAGAACTGGTCGTACATTTCTTCAAAGCCAGGTAATTGAAAAGTAGAACATGTTGGTGTGAATGCGCCAGGCAATCCAAGTACAACAATAGTTTTATCTACCATTAAATCATCTAAATGGACACCAATCCAATCTCCATCTTTCCTTGTTTGAAAGACGACATTGTTTAGGTCATTCATATTTCCTTTATTTAACATAATATATTATACCTCTTATAATTTTTATAACTATATTTAGTATACCACGAGACTGGATTGTGTCAACCTTTTATTTACTATTAAATCCCCATCCATGTTCTGTTAAGAACTCTTTAGGTAATTTTTTACCCCCAATAGAAATCTTTCTAGGTTTCTTTTCCTCTGGGATAATTTTAGTAATAGGAATTCCAAGAATACCATCTTGTATAGATGCAGAACCAACTTCTACATCATCTGCAAGAACAAATTTTCTTGACCATTTCCTAGCTGCAATACCAGTGTGAACTGCATGTGAATTTGCAATCCTCTCTGGATTTGGATTCTCTTTATCACCAACGACTTTTAGTTCATTTTCTTGAACTGTAATGTCGATGTTGTCTTTACCGAACCCAGCACACGCAATCTCGATAACGAAGTGTTCGTCATCAATTTTTGTGATATTATAAGGTGGGTATGATTGACTGTTGTTTCTTTGAACATCATCTATTCTTCGAAAGAAGTCATCCACACCAATTGAGAATGGACTTGTCAGTTTTAACATCTCCTGTAAGTCCAGCGTAGATAATTTTACCATTTTTGCCTCCTGTATTTAGCAAGGTTAAATTGTATTTGGAATCTCCCAGTGAGCATTCCTTTAAAGGCGTATGGGTTGAAGTTTCAAAGCTCTTTTGAAGTCCCCTCGCATTCCACCTTATTTCCATCTTACGATTTCTGGTTTCTCTGCCCAGTTTCCGAGCTGTCTATCCACTTCAACTCATACTATATGAAGATTGTCTCTTAACGAGAACTATCTCCTTGGAATCAAAAACCTAAATTTTTAACTCCTTTAGTATATATAAGGATTAATCTTTAGATTTCAAGTCTTTTTCAACAAATTCTTTGATTTTATCCAATTTATACCATAAACTTGAGTATATCTGTGTACTTTCTGGTGTTTCAACGATATATCTCTTATATCCAAAAGGTCTTTCAGAGAAGATTCTTACATCTCCATAACTTTTTTCTAATAATCTCATATAACTATTATCTCATCGTTTTGATATTTGTCAACTATTTTTTGATACAGTTTCTTTTTGCACGATTTTTAACTGCATTGTTGTTTGCAATAACTAAAGACATAGCATAGTTAATACTTCTCATATCATCTCTAGTTAATGTTTGATTTTTCTGTTCAGCCACCATTGCTGGATAAAGTATAACAAATTTTGTTGCACCCATTTTCATTACTGAGGGTTGTTCACCCATGATAGGATTCAGTTCTATAACACAATTGTATTGTAATCCTTTATAGGTAGTATAGATATCAAGAACTTGAAGTGTTACGAATGCAGTCCATTGCCAATCAGATATTGGTTCATGTGGTGTAAATTGTAACCTTTTCTGATTTTCCCTTAACTTGTATTCTATCAACTTTTGAGAATGTTCTGTCTGGACATAATTGATAAGTTCTTTCCGATAACAACAAGTCAACCCCATCATAATTTCTTGTTTGTCCTTCGAGTCTAGCACCCAAGTTGACTGCATCTCCGATGACTGAATAGTCAAATCTAAGTTCTGAGCCCATGTTTCCGACAATACATTCTCCTGTGGATATGCCAATGCCGACATTAATAGGAGGCAGGTTGAGAGGAGATAGTTCTTCATTTAATTCCTTTGTTGCATCTAACACTTCTAGTGCAGACTTTACAGCGAGTTCTGCATGGTCTTTACAATCCAAAGGTGCATTCCAAAAACTCATGATACAGTCGCCCATATACTTATCTATAGTTCCATTATTATTTATGATTATCTTCGTCTGAACATCTAAAAATTTATTAATCAACTCTACTAATCCTTCTGGGTCATCTTTGTTTTTATAAGCTTCACTTATTGGTGTAAACCCACATATGTCCATAAACATGAATGTCATCTCTCGTCTCTCACCACCTAGTTTCAATAGTTCTGGGTTTTCTGCAAGCTTATCTACCATCTCTGGTGATAAGTACTTCTTAAACTGACCTTTGATTTGTTCTTTTAACTTGTAGGTTACAAAGTATTTGTTAAAGGATGCATGTCCAAATACAACCAAACCTGTTAGTGCAGAATACAATGCATCAAATAATATTAAACTTTCTATCCATAACCAATATGATGTTGCAACTGAGAAACCAATTACAGTCATTGACATAATACCAGATAGATATGTTGGAAGTTGATATACCATCAACAATACTATAAGACCTAAACCGATGACCAGAATTATTTCTACAAAATCCAGAAGAAAATTATTCTGGATAGTTTCACCAGAAATGACAGTTTGTAGTAGGTTAGCTTGTACTTCATGAGGATACATGACACCATATGGAGTAGAAACTGGATTATTAAATCCTTCTGCTGTCATCCCCCAGATAAGTATTTTGTTCTGGTATGTTTCATTTAGTTCAGATGCACTTACTCTATTAAACTCATTCCAATATGTAATCATAACATCTGCTGTAGATGTAGTTTCTATAGGTGGTTGTCTTCCCATTCGTATCCATTCGATACCTACTTCTGGTGTTACTCTGGTTTGATAGTTTGGTTGGTCATAGAATGCACGAAGAGTTTCAAGTGCAACCGATGGATATATCTGGTCATTTGCAGATACGATAAGTGGTGCAGACCGAACAGTTCCATCAAAGTTTGGTGTATCTGGTAAAGGTGGTGTTGTTACTGTTACTCCTACACCATAAGTGTTATCTTGTAGTACTTTGATAGGTGCAGACATACCAGAAAAGTCCCAGATAACATCTCCGATATTTCCACCACCGAACACCGATGTTCTTACATAAGGTGCAGAACCAGTATCCTTTTGACTTGTTGGAGCTGCAGATAAGATACTCAATCTATTTACCAGACCAGTTGCAAATTCTAAATCTCCACCGAATCTATCTGGTTGATTAAATACCTGTGTAAATACATGAGTATTTGTATGATGATTTTCTAACATAATATCTGAATAGATATTACGAGGCCATGGATACTGTCCATACTTGTCTAATGATTTTTCATCGATATCTACAAGTACAATGTTATCTACAAGTTGTGATTCTTTTTGTTGATGCAAAACATCAAAGTAAGACCATTTAATATTATCTATCAGATATGGTGACCATATCTTCAATCCTACTAGTATACTTAAAGTTACTAAAACTGTTTTCCAATTATACATCTATATCTCTATCATATCAAAATCTTCTTTACCGATACCACATTCTGGACAATACCAATCATCTGGGACATCTTCCCATTTAGTGCCTGGCTTAATACCATCGTCTGGACATCCGAGTTCTTCATCGTATATCCATCCACATACTATGCATTCCCATTTTTTCATGTATCATTTAATTCTTTTTCAAGTTCTATTATATAGTCTTTCATGTCAACCATCCAATTTTTGAGTCGAAGATACTGTTTTTCATGAAAATCTTTATATTGTTTATCGGTTGATAAATGCATCATTTGAGAGTGAAAGTCCATAGTTCTTAGAACCAGTGCAATTGCATCTTGGTATGGTTGTCTTACTAGAGTTTCAAAACTCCTCTTTGAATCTGTAGTTGCCACACGAACTTAATTGCCTTGAGATACAGTTACAGCACAACCACCAGAAGTGACACAATTTTGTGTTAGATTGTATGTTTGAGTTGTATCACCTGTTTGGGTTAAAAATAAATCAGTTGGTTGTGTACCTTGTAATACTATTGTTGCAGTGTGAGCTCCATTCTTTTTTTGAATTATATCTACTTCACTCCAATCACTATTGATTGTTAGATTAAGTGTTTTGTTTCCATTCTGCATTTGTTTTACATATACATCTGTATTGTCTGCATATATGTTTGCAGTAATAGAATGTTCAATAGAACTTGAATCTTGTTTTTGACTTCCTTTGAATTTGTTATCATCACCATGTATATCTAATCTTACAAAATTCCCACCTGGCTCAGTACCATCGTAATTCCAGTTTGGTGTAGTACTGTTATTGTTTTCATATCCTTGACCAAAGACAACTTCATTGTCGTCTCCCCATATATGAAACTGAAAATCAGAAGCATTACAAACTGCAAAAGAACATTTTTGTCTTATCTCAACATCGTTTCTGAGACCATCTAAATCTCCACCCCAGTTATAACCAGAACCCCATGCATCTGTATATCCGATATACATGTTGTTTCCTTTTTGTAAAAGTTTTAGTGTATTGTCATCATGGTCAGCAGAAAATCTAATCATGTTTGCAAACCCCCATTGTTGAATTTCAAGAGAAAAATCATCACCACTATTCACTTGTTCTATATGAATATGGTTATCGTCTGTTGGGCCTGCGAATACTGGATTACAATATGTTGCAATACTAATTAGACTGATTAATAATAATTTGTGAATCATCTCCATCTCCTATGAGGATTACTCCCTCATACCCTTCTACTATTGTTTGTAGATATACATTTGAACCACTATCAAATGCAATCTCAATAATACCATTTACATCTCTAAAGAAGATTAACTTTTCATCTTCGATAAAGACATTGTATTGTGAATCTGCATTTAACCCTAATTTTGCACCTTCTACTTTAAAAGTTCCGATACTTCCACTAGCACCTTCTGCTGATGCACCTCTTATTTTTTTATCTAGTTCTTCTATGACATCTAGTACATCAACTAATAGATTTACATTTAATGCATCTATGTCTAATGCAGAATACTCTAAGTCTTCTTCTGTTTCTTTGAGTTCATCTGTTTCTAAATCATTAAACTCTAAGTAATCTACATCTAAAATACCTTGGTCTTTGTCTAGGTCGTCTGCAGCTTGTTCCTGTATTGCAACCTTAACTTCCTGTGGTGGATTAACAATAAACATATTATTAATCATTGAAGGTGTGATATTCTGTATCGTTACTACAACTGTTGGTGGTGACTCATAAGATGACACCATAGTTGCTTGGTAAGGTTGATTCAGTATTCTCTCTCCACCTTCATTTGTTACCACTATTTCTCCAGATGCATTTCCATCATCATCTGGCAGAAGTACTACAAGTGACCTACCAAGTTCATCAATTGTAGTTGTAAAATCTGTTCCATTTATAGCAATTTGTGCTGTAGGTGTGGATACCTGTATGTTTGCTTTCTTAATCTTCTTCCCAGTTCCACTTGCAAACCTTGCTGTCCCTTGTGCCATTCTAATTGCCATCTTGGACTTACTTGGGTCTGGGTCATAATATACTTCATCAATGTACACTCTAGTATGTTCTGTTAATGCAAGTTCT